CTTCCTCGTTCGTTCGGACAGTCACCAAAGCCACTTGACAGAGAGGCACGCATGTGCTCTCTGGTCAACCGCGTAGTATGACAGGGAGGTAACCGCGCTATGCCAACCACTGTGCCGCCCAACCCGAATTCGGCGCGCGGACTGCGCGGTCGACTCGGACCGCAAAAGCTGCCCAAGGGCGGGCGCAAGGGTCCGACGCCCAAGTGGCCGCTGGCCGTGCCGCCCGACGAGGACGAAAAGAAGGCTTGGCGCGATCTGTGGCGCAGTCCGCAGGCCGTCATCTGGGAGCAGCAGGAGTGGACGCGCTTTGTGGCGCGCTACTGCCGCATCATGGTGGAGGCCGAGCAGCCTCGAAGCAAGGCGCAGACCCGAGCTGAGGCGCGCAACATGGAGGACAAGCTCGGACTGACCCCCAAGGCCATGCGTCTGCTGATGTGGGAGGTCGTAGGCGACGAGGTCGCCGAGCAGCGCCAGCAGTCGAACGCGGCCAGCGCTCGTGCACGCATCAAGGCCGTGGGTTGATCGACCTGGTCAGCCTCAGCGAGGTCTATCGCGAACGCGCCCAGCTCATCGCCTATCTGGCCACGCGGTGGCCAGCCTCGATCTGGGGCGCCGACACCGAGTGGCCGGTAATCTACCTGGCCTCTCCAGCCGGGCAGCTCAGTTGGCACCTGTCGGCCGACGACCTGGACCTGTTCGAGCACGTGGCCCGCCTGCCGGACGGCACGCCGAACCCCTGGGACGGCCACACGACGCCCGAGAAATACCAGCGCCTGCGGGAGTGCGGTAAGCTGGAGCAGTGACTAACCAGCAACCCAGCATCGGTCGGATCGTCCACTACGTCAGCTACGGCACGCCTGGGGGCGAGTTCGGCCAGCAATGCCGGGCGGCGGTGGTCACCCAGGTTCACGGCCGGGACGACCTGGACGACACCTGGCGCGTCGGGCTGTGCGTGCTGAATCCTACCGGCCAGTTCTTCAACGAGAGCGTGCGCCAGAGCGAGCAGTGGCACGACGGCGGCACCTGGCACTGGCCCGAGCGGACAGACGGCCAGTGAACGAGGCTGACCACCCGCTGGCACGCGGCGCCCTGGTGGTGTACGGGTTCGCTCGCGGCGAGGTGCTGGCCGCTGCGCGGCGCAACGGCGTGGCCAGCTATCTGGTTTGGGACCTAGCCTCTCCAGGCGATTTCGGGGCGGTGCGGGCGAATCCGCGCTGGGTTCCGCAAACAGACGTGCGCCCCCTGGCGGACCAGGGGACGCGATGACCGCCGATCAGCGCTTGGCGGCCAGCCGGTACCGGCCGTATTCAGCCAGCTCGGCCGAGGTCAGCTCGCCCATCGCGGCGAACAGGGCGTCCTGCGCCGCACGCTGCTCGGCCTGCAGCGCGGCCAGCGGCGTGTGGGTCTGCAGCAGACCCTCGCGGTGCATCCGAACGGCGGCCTTGCGGTCGTTGGCCTCGAACTCCAGGTCCATCAGCTTCTCGAACCGCTCGTTGCGCTCCATGACCGGGGTTCCTTTCCCGTCTGCCTGCTTGAAATTCAAGTATAACACCCGAATTGCCAGTTTGTCAACCCTCAGTGCGCGTCGGGTGGGGGAGGTGGCTGGCCATGCCGTGGCGCGGTCCGAATGAAGAGGGCGAGTTCCCCACGCTGGGGTACGACGTCGGCGAATGGATCGAACAGCACATCGTCATTCCGGACGGGTACCGCAAGGGTGAGCCTTACAAGCTAACCGACGAGATGTGGAAATTCCTGGTCTGGTACTACCGACTGTACCCGCACGCCGACGCGTGGCCAGCCCCCGACAGCTTCGCCTACTACGGCGGCCAGCTTCGCAGGAGCCAGAAGTGGGGCAAGGACCCGTTCGGCGCGGCCATCATCTGGGCCGAGGCGCTGGGTCCGACCAGGTTCGATGGCTGGAACGCGGCGGGCGAACCGGTCGGCAAACCCTACCCGACTCCCCTGATCGTGTGCCTGGGCACCAGCGAGGACCAGACCGACAACACCTGGATGCCCGTGCTGTCGATGGCGCGCAACGGGCCATTGGCGAATATGCGCGGGCTGGACGTCGGCCAGACTCGCATCGAGCTGCCGGATGGCGGCAAGATCGAGCCGGTCACCACCTCGGCCAGGGCGCGCCTGGGCGCCCCGATGACGATGGCCACGATCACCGAGTCGCACCTGTTCACCCTGCAGGGCGGATTCCGCAAGGTAGCTGGCGCCGTAAAGCGTAACATCGCGGGCATGGACGGCCGGTGGCTGGAGCTCACGAACGCTTGGGACCCGACCGAGGGCAGCGAAGCGCAGGTCACGGCCGAGACAGCGAACGCGCGAGTCTACGTAAACACGATCGAGCCGCATCGAGTCGAGGTGCTGGCCGACGACGAGGAGCTGTACCGCGAGCTGATGCGCCAGTACGGCGACAGCGCTCGTGAACGCGGCGGCTGGGTCAACATCCGGGGCCGGATCTTCCATGAGGTGCGTAACGAAGCGTTCCTTGAAGCCGACCGCCGTCGCTTCTTTCTGAACGAGATCGTTGTCGGCCAGTCCGCGTTCATCCCACCTGAGCGCTGGGACATGCTGGGCGCCGACCACGATCCGAACGACGTGCTGCAGCCCAAGGAGGAGATCGCGCTAGGGTTCGACGGCTCAAAGCGTCGTGACGCCACCGCGCTGATCGCCGAGCGGCGCAGTGATCGCCGCTTGTTCCTGATCCGCGTGTGGGAGCGGCCTGACGACGCGGGTCCCGACTGGAAGATCCCCAGCGCCGAGGTCGACCAGGTGGTGCGCGAGACGTTCGCGGCGTACAAGGTCGGTGCCATGTTCGCTGACCCGTTCCGCTGGCAGGACTATTTGGACGCGTGGTCGGGCGAGTGGCCGGACCGAGTGCTGGAGTTCGCCACCAACCAGGAACACCGCATGGACCGAGCCATCGAGCGGTTCACCAGCGCGGCGGCCGACCACCAGATCCGGCACGATGGCGATCCGACGCTATCGCGCCACGTGCGCAACTGCGTGCTGGTCAAGGGTGCTCGCCGTAAGGAGCGTCCGGGTGAGGAGGGCGGCATCGCCACCCACTACATGAAGATGGCCAAGCGCGGCGACAAGCTGTGGATCGACGCAGCGGTGGCCAGCGTCCTGGCCCACGAGGCGATGGCGCACGCGATCGAGCAGAAGATCTTCCCCAAACTTACCGACGCCGAACCCTGGGTGGTGACGATGTAATGGCGCTGGCACTTCGAGGCGCGCCCGCCCACGCGCGGCGCCGCACACTGCCCATCAAGAGCGTGGCCAGCCGCGCCGTCGCGGCGGTTGCCAGTCCCACGCGGCGCGCCGTGCTGGTCGTTCTGGCCGTGTTGCCTTTCGCGCTGGGCTGGTCGGCGCGTAAACTTGTACTCGGCGCGTGGCTGGTGACCACCTGGTTGCTGGCCACCGTTGTGCTGGGCTGGCGGATGGCCGGACCCGCTGCGCGTTCGACCGACGACGACGATAGCGAGGGGGCGGCACCGTGGGTTGGCTCGAACGCATAGAGCGCGCTGTTCGCACCGAGGTGGCGACCACGCGCGCCCGGCCGCTGATCGGGCGGGTGGCCGGACCGCCCGCCCCGGCCGAGCAGCGGTTCGGGCTCAGTCAGCTCATGGAGATGTTCTCGTACCAGGGCATCGGGTACGGGGTCTATGGCGGGGACAACGACAATCGCGAGCGGGACACCACCTCGTTCACGCGGTACGTCAACGGGTTCTACCGAGACAACGGGGTCATCTTTGCGGTGATCCTGGCGCGGATGCTGCTGTTCACTGAGGCTAAGTTCCAGTGGCAGCGGCTGATCAACGGACGGCCGGGCGACCTGTTCGGCACCGGTGCGCTGTCGCTGCTGGAAACTCCCTGGCCCAACGGCACCACCGGCGACCTGCTGGCCCGGATGGAGCAGGACGTCAGCCTGCACGGCAATTTCTACGCCACGCGCGAGGGCGACCGGCTGCGCAGGCTGCGGCCGGACTGGGTCGAGATCGTGTTGGACGCCGCCCCCGGTGAGGCGGTGGCCACCAACATCGTCGGCTACCTGTACAAGCCGGGCGGAACCGACTCCAGCACTCGCCCCAAGATGTACCTGCCCGAGGAGGTCGGGCACTGGGCGCCGATCCCGGACCCGCTGGCGCAGTACCGGGGCATGAGCTGGCTGTCGCCGGTCATCCGCGAGATGACGGCCGACCAGGCGGCCACCGATCACAAGCTCAAGTTCTTCGAGAACGCGGCCACGCCCAACCTGGCCGTGTCGTTCAGCGAGAACATCACCAAAGACCAATTCAACGCGTTCATGGCCGCCATGAACGCGGCACACCAGGGCACCAAGAACGCTTACAAGACGCTGTATCTGGGCGGTGGAGCGGACGTCAAGACCATCGGCGCCAACATGGAGCAGATGGACTTCAAGAACACCCAGGGCGCTGGCGAGACGCGCATCTGCGCGGCCGGGGGCGTGCCCCCGATCATCGTTGGGCTGTCCGAGGGGCTGCAGAGCGCCACTTACAGTAACTACGGCATGGCTCGTCGTAAGTTCGGTGATCACTGGGCACGCCCGCAGTGGCGCAGCGCCTGTGCGGCACTCGCCCCGTTGCTCGACGTGCCCTCCGGCGCCCGTCTGTGGTACGACGACCGGGACATCGCGTTCCTGCGCGAGGACCAGAAGGATGTTGCCAGCATCCAGACCCAGCAGGCCAGCACGATGAAGCAGCTGATCGACTCGGGATACGAGCCCGACTCGGTCACGGCGGCCATGCTGAATGAGGACTGGTCACTGCTCAAGCACACCGGGCTCTTCTCGGTTCAGCTGCAGCCGCCCGGTACCGTGCAGAAGGCCGGTGCGGTCGCGGCGGGTGCCGGACCGGTGGCCGGACTGCCCGCAGGTGGCGCGGGTCCGGCCGACACCACTCCGGCCAAGACCGCTGTCACCGGTGACGCGCCGACCCCGGCTGCAGCCGACAGTAACGCTACTCCTGCGCAGCCTCAGGCGAATGCGGCACGGACCGAGCTGGACGAGCTGCGCGAGCAGGTGGCCAGCCTCACCGGTCTGGTCGCCGAACTGGCTGAGCGCGGCCGGTGGGACGAAGCCAAGCATCCGCGTGGTCCGGACGGCAAGTTCATGGGGCTGGAGGGCAATCCGGCCGATTCGCTGGGCAGCGTGATCAGCAAGGGCGACCGAGTCCAGTTCGAGAACGGCGTGGCTGGGGTCGTGCACGGCAGCGCGGTGCGGCCGAACGGTGACGTTAAACTGCATGTGCAGTGGGACGGCAACGAGCACCTGTCTACCATGGTCGACCCCAAGATGGTCAAGGTCGTCGATGGCAAGCCCGAACCTGCCGCTCCGGCCAAGCTCGCCACCAGCCCAGGGGCAGGACGGGCTGAGGCCAGGGTGCAGGCGCTGACCAACCGCAAGAGCGCGCCGCGCAACCCCGATCTGCCGGAACCGTACCGGGACGACTACCATAATGCGCGTATCGACAAGGGCATGTGGTGGGACGAGGCCGACCGTGAGGGCGTGCGCAATACCGCCGTCGCGGCAGCGGGCGGCCAGGTACGGTTCCGTACCAGCCCCGCCAACATGCAGGCCATCCTGGACGACGGCCGAGCCAAGTCGCTGGCCGAGGTGGGTCGGACCAACGCGCCGACCGATCTGGAGCTGGACGATTACCTGGAGCTGCGGCGGGCCACCGAGCGATCGATGATGGGTGTCGACGAATCGGTTCCGGTATCCGAGCACCCGATTTACGGATACCTGGGCGACCCGGACGTGGCCAAGGTATACGGCAAGGTCGTGGTGAACTTGACGCCCGAGACCCGCAAGCGTACCACCGCTACCGTGGGCGACAGCATGGAGGGCGCACCCCAGCCGTACCCGGTGGACTCGTTCAGCAAGCTGTCCGATGAGCAACTGCTGGCGTCGATCTCGCCGTACGAGATCGCGGCCGGTGCTGGAGTGCAAGACGGCCACATCAGCACCTACATGGAGGCTCAAATTCACGGCGGCGTCGGGCTGGGCGACATCGCCAGCGTCGAGCTGCCGGAGTCGATGCGCGGCGGTGACCTTGAGCACGCGCTGCGCCAGAAGGGGGTGCCCGTCCAGTGGCGTCCGTGACCTTGAGCAGCGGCGCAGTAGTCAGCGGCTGGCAGCCGGGTATGCGGCCGACCGATACGGTGCAGGTTGAGCTGGACGGCGAGACCTTCGACATCGGTATCGGGGCGCTAGTGTCACAGGTGCCCGAGTTGCTGGCGGGCGCTAGCTTCGACCGCGAGGCACGCGGATGGGACGAGGCCAGCCACCCGCGCGCGCCCAAGGGCAGCGCTTCCGGCGGCCAGTTCATGGCCTACGACAAGAGCAAGAACCAGGGCACCGGCTACGGCAAGAAGGGCGGCGACGCCAGCGTTCGCGAGCTGCAGGAGGCGCTGAACAAGCTGGGGTTCACCGACGCCAATGGTCGCAAACTGGAGGTGGACGGCCAGCTCGGGCCGCTGACCACCACTGCGATCATGAAGGCGCAGAAGCAGCTCGGGGTAAAGCAGGACGGGAAGGTCGATAAGGCGCTGCTCGAAAAGATCCTCAAGATGAAGGGCGGACACAAGCCCGCCGCGCACGAGGATCACAGCAAGCAGCCGCACAAGCCGACCGCGCACCAGGATCACAAGGGTGGTGCGTCCAAGCCGCACAAGCCTGGTACGCACCAGGACGTGAAGGGTCCGGGCGACGGCAAATTCCACAGCGCGCCCGCCCATCACAAAGCGGGACCTGCCTCGGCGCACAGCGGGGTGGACACCGGTAAGCCCAAGGCCAAGCCACCGGCGAAGAAGAAGCCTGCCAAGCCCGAGCCGCCGCACTACCAGCACGTATCGGTTAAGCCAGGTGGCCAGTCGGGCGACCGTGGCGGTTGGTGGCCGAGCGGCTGGCAACGCAGCGGCTGGGATGAGGCCAGCCACCCACGTGACCCTGGCGGTAAGTTCGCGCATGTGCCGGGACTGGACTTGGTGGCGACCAAGGGCAAGCGCAAGGGCATCAGTCACAACACGATCACAGCCAAGATCTGGGGCGAAAAGGCCGGGCACATCCGGCTGACCGGCGAGGGCACCGAGATCGACGACCTGGCCGTGTCGCCCAAGCATCGGGGCAAGGGCGTTGCGCACCGCCTGATGCAGGAGGCTATCGACAAGTTCGGGCACCAGACCATCAGACTGCATGCCAGTCCGTTCGGTAAGGGCGGGCTGGACGCCGAGGGGCTGATGGCGTTCTACGCCAAGCACGGATTCGTGCCCGAACCCGATCGGGGCAAGGGCTACATGGTACGCCACCCGAGCGGTGGCCGGAGTGCTGACGCCGATGGTGAGCAGCGTGCCAAGTGGAACGAGGGCAAGCACCCGCGCACGCCGGACGGCAAGTTCGCTCACCTGTCGACGGCGCAGCTCGCGCACGAGATCGGTAAGGTGAATTACCAGCTCGGGGCACCGACCAACCAGATCGACGTGGTGCAGAAGGCGCTGCAGGCCAAGCACAAGGCGCTCAAGCACGAGCTGAACAAGCGCCCTGACAAGCCCGCCAAGATCCCGGAGTGGACGCCTGGCACGCCACCGGTCAATGCGCCCGCCAAGCCCGCTGCTCCGGCGGCGCCGGTCGAGGCACCCAAGCCGGTGGTGCACGACCTGCCCAAGTATGAGCCCAAGCCGCCCAAGCGACCGGCTGAACCCAAGTCGGGTGTGTCGAACGCAGAAGACATGGACTTGGACCGCGACCAGCGCAGGGCGATCCGTGAGTACAGCGGTGGCCGGTATCGCGACATCAACCACACGCTGCGGGGCAAGGACTGGACCTACAGCGACACGCAGGAGCTGATCGACGGGCTGGATTCGGTGTTCGAGGCCGGTGCCAAGACCGATCGGCCGATGTCGGTCAAGCGTAGGGTGATGGGCGCGCGGCTGTTCTTGGGTGAGCCGGGTAGCAAGGTCGGCAAGACGTTCACCGATCCGGCGTTCGTCAGCACCACCGAGATGGCCGACATGAAGAAGATAGCAGGCGTGTTCGGGCACGACGAGATCGACATTCACCTGCCGGAGGGCACGCCAGCGCTCCGGCTGGGCAAGCTGTCGAACAACTCGCACGAGCAGGAGATCCTGCTAAAGCGCGGCACCCGGTTCAAGGTGCTGTCGGATGAGCAGACGCCCGAGGGCAGGCGGGTCAAGCTGGAGGTGGTGCTGTGACGACCGAACCCGACGTTGATCAGTTCACCTGGCTGCCTGGCGACGTGATCTGGGACGACGACGAGGAGACCGAGGGCGGGGCGGCCGAGCGCAAGGCCATCTTCTGGGATGAGGCCAAGCACCCGCGCGACCCGGATGGCAAGTTCGGTGACGGGCTGCCTGATCTGGACGAGCTGGACATCGATCCGCACGTCGGGCTGCCCAAAGCCAAAGCCAAGCCGGTAAAGAAGGGCAAGGCCAAGGGTCCAATAAAGAAGTCCGTGCCGGGACCGATATTCAGCCCGATGGGCGACGACGAGGAGATCGACGTTCCGCCGGTCAGTGGGCCGATATTCAGCCCGCAGAGCGGGCACGATGGCCCGCCGCTGGACCTGGGTGGGGCGCCGAGCGGACCGATATTCAGCCCGATGGGCGACGAGCCGCCCGACGACCTGGGTGAGGCGCCGAGCACCGGTGGCCCGATATTCAGCTTCGGTGACGACATGCCCGATCTGGGTGAGGCGCCCGACGTTCCGGGCAAGCCACCGGCTGAACCGGACGACAGCCCCCGCCGCACCTACGGCCGAGGATTCGTCCAGGAGATCAACCAGCAGGAGGGTCCGAAGGAATACACGGACCTGCCGGGCGACTGGGAGATGGACCGGATCGACAAGATCGAGAGCAATTACAGCTGGTTCGAGAACCTGTCGCCGCACCAGCAGCAGGTCGTACGCGATACGATCAGCGAGACCTCGAAGAAGCCGACTTACGTGCGGATGTTTCCCTACGGGCTGGGGCAGACCACGCGCGATGGCCGGATGAAGAACGTGCACGAGACTCGCAGCAAGGACGACCGGTACCTGGACCAGCGCAGCGACTACGAACGTGAGGTGATGGGGGTCGACCCCAGCACCCCCGACGAGTACAAGCCTATCTACGGTTACGTCGGCGACATCGAGACGGCCGACGCCTACGGGCCGGTGGCGGTCAAGCTAAAGACACAGGTGCGCCAGCGGACCACCGCCACCGTGGGCGACAGCCTGAATGCCCTGTCGCAGCCGTACGGCGTCGACAAGCTGCCCGACCTGTCGCACGACCAGCTGATGGGCAACATCTACGGCGGGGTCAACGTTCAGAACCACCTGCCGCACGGGTCGATCTTCGACTACATGGAGGCACAAATCCATGGCGGGGTGTCACTGGACGACATCGACGAGGTCCATGTCGATCTGGAGCACGGCGAGACGCTGGACGACCTGTTCGAGCCGGAGACGCTGGCCACGCTGCGCGATCGGGGCATCCCGGTGATCGCTCGGCAGCCGGACCTGGGTGTTACGCCCGAGCAGCTCGCCAAACTCAGGGGGGATCATTGAACATCGACCTGGGAGCGGGGCGCCGGATCGAGGGGTACAAGCCCGGCATGGACTCGCGCGATACGGTGGTGCTGGTCAGCCCGACCCGCCGGTACGAGGTTACGCTCGGCGCCGTGCTGGTCCAGATGCCAGACCTGACGCTGCCCGACGAGAGCACCGAATAGACCCGTGACGCTGGTGTCACAGCCCTGAGGAGGGACGACAGACGATGGCGGCCATCAACCTGAGTGAGGGCCAGCGCGCCAGTGTGCCCGTGCCGGGCTCCAAGGGCGGACACAAGGGTGTCGACAACGGGGAGCTGCACCACTACTGGACCCAGGACCCGGAGGGGCTGGCCAAGTGGCGCGACATGCCTCACCCCTGGACCGCGCTGTACAACCACCTGCGCAAGTACATCAAGAACGATCACGTCGCCAAGGCCACCGCATCGGCTTGGTATCGCGACGTGTTCGGGCACATGCCCAACCAAGACCACAAGGAAAAGAAGGGTGGCGAGCCCGTGGGCGAGGTTCGCGCGGCCAGCGTGTCGGATAAGCCGTGGTCCAACTTCTCGGCGGCCGACTACTCGCCGCAACAGTGGCGCCGCGCGTGCCTGATCGACACCGGCCAGGGCGACCCCGACAACAAGGGTCGGTACAAGCTGCCGGTGCGCGAACCGGACGGCACGCTGAACCGCAACGGCTGCCACGCGGCGGCCAGCGTGCTGGGCGGTGGCCGGGGCGGTGTGCAGGCCAGCCCTGACGCCAAAAAGGCTGCCGCGCGCAAGCTGGCCAGCCTGTACCGCAGCGAGCTGAACGAAGACCCGCCGCCCAGCCTCACGGGCGTGGCCGGTCGGTCGAACCGGTTCGATGACGCCTACAGCACGAAGGGGGAGCGCATGACCAGCCCTGCGTTCATGAAGGGCGTCGACGGCTACAACGGCAAGGGCGGCAAGCCCATGGGTCACGGGTCGGTCGACGAGTGCAAGGCCAAGCTCAAGCAGGCCATCGCGGCGGGCGACAGCCAGCAGATCGCCGAGCTGATCGACCAGCTCGCGAACATGGACCCGCAGCAGCGTGGCCAGCAGCCGAGCCAGGTCGACGAACGCAAGGGCAAGATGCCGTTCCCGCCCCCCGGCGCCAAGTCCAAGGACGACTCGGCCGACGCGGGCAAGGACAAGGGCAGCGACGTCGACGCGCAGATCGCCAACCTGCAGGAGCAGCTCAAGCAGGCCAAGGCCAAGGGCGACGACAAGGCAGCTGCTGCGATCCAGGCGCAGATCGACAAGCTCCGGGGCGGGGTCGACTCGGCCAAGGGCAAGACCGAGGGCGGCAGCGGTAAGCCCCCGTTCCTGCAGGGTAAGGGCGGGGCGGGGCGCGGTGGCCAGCCGGAGGGCGCCGACGAGCGTGCAGGTTACGGCGAGGGTCCGGGCGGCTCCCAGAAGGGTCCGTCCGTCAAGGCCATCAAGGCGCACATCAAGCAGGCGCAGGAGGCTGGCGACACCGAGCTGGTCAAGAAGCTCAAGGCGAAGCTGGCCGCCCTGCAGGGCGACGCCGACACGACGGGCAACGACACCGACAAGGACGGGCGCAGCGGCCAGCTCGCTGAGGTCGAGCAGCGCAGGGCCAGCGCCCGCGCGGCCATGCGATCGCTGCCGGTGATCCGGTCGGCGGTCGGTTCTCCGGCCACCGTGCTGGACGACGACGAGCTCGACGAGCGGGCAGCCGCGCCTGAGGGCGGCATCGTGGTGCGGGCCAGCTACCGGGCCGAGCGCAGCGAGGACGGCAACCCGGTGATGTCGCTGCGGTTCAGCCAGTTCAATAACTGGTACGAGATCAACAGCGCGCGCGAGGGCAAGTTCCTGGAGCGTGTCGCCCCCGGTGCGTTCTCCAAGACCATCGGCGAGCGCGGTGGCCAGATCAAGGTGCTGTTCAACCACGGCCACGACGGCCAGATCGGCGAAAAGATTCTCGGCCGGGTGCTCAGCCTGGAGGAGCGCAGCGACGGGGCGCACGCCGACATCGAGCTGTTCGACACCTCGTACAACCGGGACCTGCTGCCGGGACTGCGTGCGGGCGCCTACGGCTCGTCCTTCATGTTCAACGTGATGGACGACGCCTGGGAGGATCAGCCGCAGCGCAGCGACGCCAATCCGGCCGGGCTGCCCGAGCGGACCGTGCGACAGCTCCGGCTGCTGGAATTCGGTCCGGTCACCTGGCCCGCCAACCCTGGGGCGACGGCCGGACTGCGCAGCGACACCGACGCGTACTGCGACGGCTTGCGCTCGGCCGCCCCGGACGCTTACAATGAACTGGAAGAGCGGTTCAGCGAGATCCGGACCGCCTTCAACATCGGCACCTCTGCCGACCAGGTCGCCCGCAACGTCGAAGTCGCACCCGAGGATGACGACGAGGGCACCAGCGAGGATGAGGCCGCATTCCGTGACGACGCGCCGGTGACCGAAGAGCACCACGCGGAGCAGCCAGAGACCAACAGCGCCGAGACGCGTCGCGCTCGGCTCATCTTCGCCGGAGTAATGGATGCAGACTGAATTCGAGCTGCGGGAGGCACTGGCGTACCTGGACGCCTGCCTGCTGGAGCTGGACGGGGCGGCCGAGGGTCGCGCCCTGTCCCCCGAGGACCAGACCAGGTTCGACGAGGGGCTCGCCGAGCGTCGGCGCCTGGCCACCGAGCTCAAGGGTATCGAGGAGCGCAAGGCCGCGATCGCCGAGCTGGCCGCCAACCCGGCCAACGTCGACGGCGCCGACCAGCGTCGGCGCTCGCCCGAGTTCATGCAGCGGGTGCAGCCGCACGAGGGCGACCCGCGTACCATGCAGCGGGGCGAGGCGCGGGACAAGGCGCTCAAGACGCTGGAGGACGCGCCCGCGACGCGCCACCTCACCGACCGCCAGATCGAGACCGTCGAGCGGACGCTGCGGCGCCGGACGGTCGACACCGATGGCACGCTGGTGGCCCGCCGGATGCTGCTCACCGAGCGCGACGAGTACCGCACCGCGTTCGTCAAGATGGTCACCCGGACCAACCCGATCCTGTCGGCCGACGAGGCGCGCGCGGTCGAGGCGTTCGACGAGTTCCGCGCGATGTCGATCGGTACCGACGCGGCCGGTGGCTACGGCGTGCCCGTGCTGATCGACCCGACCATCATCCTGACCGCCCAGGAGTCGCCCAACGACATCCTGAACATCGCGCGGGTCGAGACGATCACCAACGACGAGTGGAAGGGCGTCACCTCGGCCGGTGTCACCTGGTCGTTCGACGCCGAGGCGGCCGAGGTCAGCGACGACTCGCCCACGCTGGCGCAGCCGGTCGTGACCACGTACAAGGCGCAGGGCTTCATCCCCTACTCGATCGAAGTCGGGATGGACTACCCGAACTTCGCGGCCGAGATGTCCACGCTGCTGGACGAGGGCTACCGCGAGCTGCTCGCCCAGAAGCTCACGGTCGGCACCGGTACCGGTGAGCCCTGGGGTATCGTCAACGCCCTGGACGCCAACACCAACGTCGAGGTCACCCCGACCACCGATGGCGCGTTCGGCGCGGTCGACGTGTACAAGCTGTGGGACGCGCTCCCCATCAAGTACCGTCGCAAGAACCCGACCTGGATGTCCTCGACCGACGTCATGAACGAGGTCCGGCAGTTCGGCTCGACGGGCGCCGGTGGCTCGAACTTCTCGGTGAACATCACCCAGGAGTCGGTGCCCCGGCTGTTCGGCAAGCAGTACTACGAGAACGACTTCATGGACGACTTCACCGGGACGACCGGTGCGTCGAACCTGCTGATCGTCGGCGACTTCTCGAACTACCTGGTCGCCCAGCGCGCGGGCATGAACGTCGAGCTGGTGCCGCACCTGCTGCACACCTCGAACAACCGCCCCAGCGGCCAGCGCGGCTGGTACGCCTGGGCGCGGGTCGGCGCGGACTCGATCAACGATCTGGCGTTCCGGCTCCTGCAGAACCAGTAACACCCGAACACGACTGACGGGCCATCTCTTCACCCTGGAGACGAGAGATGGCCCGTCAGGCCAGATTGTCGGCGCGGCGAGAAGGCGCAGCTCTCGCCGCGCCGACGTGTCGGAGGACGGCGGGGGGTCAGTCCTCCTCTTGGCGGACCTGCTTGCCCTGGGGGTGGTCACCCAGGACCTGCCGCTGGTAGTCGGCGGCCGGGTCGTCCTTGTCCTTGGCGTCGCCGGACATCTGGTCGGTGGTCATACCGGTATTGGGGTTCTCCGAGGGCGAACCAGCCTGCTCGGTGTGGCCGGTGTCCTGGCCATCGGTCAGCGAGCTGGTGTCCTCGGTCTGCGCCTTGTTCTTCGCCATGACCTCCAGTGTACCCATGGGCGTGCGGTCTAAACTGTACGACGAGTGATTGTCGTAGCGGGGTGTGACTGCCTGGGTGGGGACGGATGGTCGGGCGCGGGATGTGACTGCCTGGGTGGGGAAGTCGGCACGGGCGCGGGGCGTGCTCGAACGAGCCAGGGTAGTCGGATCGGTCGGGGATCGGCCTGCGACGAGCGCGGACAGGATTGTCGGCAGTGGCGAGGTTGGGGCTGCCTGAGGGTGGGGAAGTCGGTCAGGTTGGGCTAGGATAGTCGAGCCGTGGCGGGTTGCAGCTGGTTCGGATCGGACAGGATTGTCGGGTCGACCAGGGCAGGTAAAGGCGGGGTAGTCGGCCTAGTCATGGTCAGGACGGGCGTGCGTAGGATGGTCGGCCGTGCGGTGGGCCGAGCTGAGCGCGGGTAGGGTAGTCGAGCTGGTCGGGTGAGGGCGCTGGCTGGGCAGGAACGGGAAGTCGTTGCGGGCGGGGCAGCAAAAGGGCAAGGGTAGTCGGGCTGGGCGCGCCAGGGCATAGCAGGTGGGTAGAGTCGGCTCGTCGCAGGCGTGGCCAGCCTAGCAGCAGCCGTGCCACGCTGTCAACCGGTGCGAGGTCCGGCCACGCGGTGTATGATTTAGTTTGGCAAACCCAGGGAGGGGACCAAGGCATGTCCGATTACGTTTACCCCACGTTCACCGGCGTGGTCCGCTGGAACGGTGGCCGGGTGCGGCTGGTGGCCGACCAGGCGTGGAAGGGCGACGACCCGCTGGTGCGGGCACGGCCCGAGCTGTTCACCACCGACCCGCTGAACCCGCAGGGCACCACCCGCGACGACAGCGACGTACCCGAGACCGCGACCGCTGCCCCCGGCGAGCGGCGGGCGCTGCCGCCGCGCAGGCCGTCCGCATCCAAGCCCGCGCGCAAGGCCAACCCGCCCAAGAACGGTACCGGCGCCGGTGGCAAGTAAGTCTCAGCCCGACCAGCCGCGCGACACCGTGCTGCTGGCGTACCTGCACCCCAATGAGATCAGCCACAACTTCCATGACTCGCTCAACCGCCTGATCGGCTACGACCTGACGCACGGCGGCAACATCGTGCGCGGTGGCGGGATGGTGTCGTTCCGCTGCGGGGCGGGCGGTCTGGTCGAGGGACGAAACAAGGTCGTGCGTTACTTTCTCGACGAGAACAGCGCCCAGTGGCTCATGCTGATCGACGTCGATATGGGGTTCGCCCCCGATACGGTGGCGCGCCTGCTGGACGCGGCCGACGCGGGCACCCGGCCGGTGGTCGGCGCGCTGTGCTTCGGTCTCAAGGAGGTCGAGGGCGACGGCATGGGCGGGTGGCTGGTCCGGCCGTTCCCCACGCTGTACGACTGGGCGCGCGACCGTGACGGCACGTTCGGTTTCCACATCAGGCGCGACTACCAGCCCAACACGCTCACGCGGGTGGCTGGCACCGGCGCGGCCTGCCTGCTGATCCACCGGTCGGTACTGGAGAAGATCCGGGCCGAGCTGGGCGACATCTGGTTCGACCCGTCCAAGCAGACGGACGGGCGGCCGGTCAGCGAGGACCTGTCGTTCTGCTATCGAGTGAACGCGGCCGGGTTCCCGGTGTTCGTTCACACGGGTGTGCGGACCACCCACCACAAGGACATCTGGGTCGGCGAGGACCTGTACCGGGTGTTCGAATCGCTGTGGACGGCGGGCCAAGACGAGATGGCCGGACGTGCGCCCGCCCCCGAGATCGAGGAGGTGGCCGCAGTTGGCGCCGACTCCTGAACTGGTCGTGGTGGTGCCCTCGCGTGGTCGGCCGGGAGCGGTCGCCGAGCTGCTCGAAGCGTCCAAGATGACCTGCACGGCACGAACGTTCCTGCGGGTGGTGGTCGACGACAACGACCCGACGCGCGACGCCTATCCGACCGGTACCTGGCAGGCGCCCAGTCGGACCATGGTGCAGGCACTGAATTGGGCGGTGGCCCGCACGCTGACCGTGGAACCCAGGCCGTTCGCGATGGGGTTCATGGGCGACGACCACCGGCCGACCACGCGCGGCTGGGACAGCCGCTACCTGGAGGCACTGCACGAGCTGCACCAGCGGCACGGCGCGGGCATCGTGTACGGCAACGACATGATCCAGGGCAAGCGACTTCCGACTCAGGTGGCGATGACCACCAACATCCCCGAGGCGCTCGGCCACATGGCGCCCCCGCAGTTCGGGCACCTGTTCGTCGACAATGTGTGGAAGGCGTGGGGGGACGGCGCGGGCTGCCTGCGCTACCTGGACGACGTGATCATACAGCACCTGCACCCGGTGGCCGGGCTGGTCGAGTGGGACGAGGGCTACAAACGGGTGAACAGCCCGAACCAGCAGCGCACCGACCGCGACCACTGGGCCGAGTACAAGCAGGACGAACTGCTGGATGACGTGGCCGATATCCGGGCGCTGGGCGCGTCGTGACAGTGGCCAGGCTGCGTGAGACCGCGCAGCAGGTGTCGCGTACCGAACGGCACGACAGGTGGCCGGACCACGTGCTGCGAGTGCAGACTACGCTGGCTGCCGCGCGGTGGCTAGCAGGTGGCATGCTGCACCGGGCGGCCGACCTGTCGTGCGGCGATGGCTGGCTGCTGCGCCAGATCGACGCGATCGAGCGGTATTTCGGCGACGCGGCGACCACCGTGCCCGGCTGGCTGCGCGGTCCGATCGAGTCGACCATCGACTACATACCGAAGGTCGACCTGTTCCTGTTGTGCGAGACGCTGGAGCACCTGGACGACCCACCCGCCACGCTGCGGGCGGTGCGCGCCAAGACCGATCGGCTGGTGCTGTCGACGCCGTTGGACGCGTGGCAGGACGACAACCCCCAGCACCTGTGGGCCTGGGATCGGCAGGGAGTCGAGGAGCTGCTGGCCCAAGCGGGATTCAAGTTGGCGGCTCGACTCACCAGCGACGCCCGGCCGCAGATCGAGCAGTCGTACAAGTTCGGTATCTGGCTGTGCCAGTGAAGGAGGCGGGGCGTGCGCCGAGCGCTGGTCACTGGTAACTGCGGGTTCCTGGGCAGACACTTCTACACCCGGCTGCTGCAAGAAGGCTACACGGTGACCGGAGCGGATCTGGTCGGGCCGTTGCGCACCGACGCGCTGGAAGTGTTCCACCTCGACCGCAGGCGCTACGACCTGGTGATCCACTGTGCGGCGCACGCCCCCAACCGCAGAGCGATCGACGGCCAGCCGCATCTGGTCGGCTCGTCGAACCTGGAGCTGGATGCGGCGCTGTTTCGCTGGGCCGCACAGACCCAGCCCGATCAACTGGTGTACATAAGCTCCAGCGCGGTATATCCCGTGCGCCTCCAGATGGGTGCCGTAAACGTGCCTCTGCAGGAGGACGTCGTGCGGGCCACCGCGCCCACTCTGAGCGCTCCCGATGCGGTCTACGGCTGGACGAAGCTGACCGGCGAGCTGATGGCTGAGCACTATCGCGCGGCGGGTGGCCGGGTGCTGGTGGTCCGGCCGTTCTCAGGGTACGGCAGCGACCAGAGCGGGGAATTCCCGTTCGGCGCGTTCCGTGACCGAGCGCTGGAACACGCCGATCCGTTCGATGTGTGGGGGTCGGGCGAGCAGGTCCGCGATTTCATTCACGTCGATGACATCGTGAACGCCGTACTGGCCCTGATCCAGACCGAGACCGCCGAACCGGTAAACCTGGCCACTGGCATCGGCACCTCGATGCTGCAGCTCGCCCAGCTGTTCTGCCAGGCGGCCGGATACGACCCGTGGATAAGGGTCGTGGAAAATGCCCCGGCCGGGGTAGACTATCGGGTAGGCGATTCGATTCGGCTGCGGTCGGTGTATCAGCCTCAGGTCAGCATCGAGCAGGGCGTGGCGCGCGCTCTGGAAAGGCGGATGTGATGGCGCTGGGCGACCCGTACGCCACTTTGGACGAGCTCAAGAACAGACTGCGGATCGGCCTGTCGGACACCACCGACGACAGCGCGCTGACATCGGCGCTGGCGGTGGCCAGCCGCGCGATCGACAAAGCGTGCAACCGCCAGTTCAACGACGCGGGCACCCCCAGCGCGCGGGTGTTTCGCACGAACAGCTGGTACCGGGCCGAGGTCGACGACTTCAGCACCACCACTGGCCTGGTGATCAAGAGCGATGAGGCCGACGACGGCCAGTTCGAGGTGACCTGGCAGGCCGGGCTGGACTACCAGCTCGAACCGTTGAACGGCGTGGTCGACGGCGAACCTGGCTGGCCGTACTGGATCATCTGCGCGACCGAGAGCAACTACTTCAACACCTGGGCGCGCTGGGCACAGCTCGAAGTCACCGCGCGCTGGGGCTGGGCCGCTGTTCCGGCGGCCATCAAGGAGGCCACATTGATCGTGGCCGAGGAGACTTTCAAGCTAAAGGACGCGCCGTTCGGAGTGGCCGGATTCGGCGAGTACGGCGCGGTCCGGGTGCGTAACAATCCGATGGCCTGGAACCTGATCGCGCCGTATCGGCGCGACGTGGTGTTGGTGGGGTGAACGGGTGACGGCGCCGACGATCAGCCAGGTTCTGTCCGGGCTGGAAGCGCGGCTGCAGACCATCGAGGGTCTGCGAGTCGACGCGTACATGGCCGACCAGATCAACCCCCCGGCCGCGCTGGTCGGTGTGCCACCGATCGAGTCGTACCGCCAGACCATGCAGCGCGGCATCATGCTGATGCAGCCGACGATCTATGTGTTCGTGTCGGCCGCGCTGGACCGGGTGGGTCAGCAACTGCTGGCCGAGTTCGCGGATGTGACCGGCGACAGGTCGATTCCGCTGGCGATCGAGGGCGACCGCACGCTGGGCGGGGTAGTGCAGGACGTGGTGGTGCAGGCGTTCCGGCCGCTCGGCATGGACGAGGTCGGCCAGATCGGCTACTACGGCGGTGTGTTCGACCTGCTGGTCGACATCCGGGGCAAGTAACAGAACGGCGCGTGGCCAGCCACGCGTTCCTCTCGGGAAAGGGGTCGCTTATGGCGGCGCGCAAGTTCAAGGTGATCGGCCAGTGCAGCGTGGCTGGCGTCGCGCCCGGTGACACCGTCACCGAGGAGCAGCTCAACGAGTGGGGCGCCAACATTGACGCGCTGATGGGTGCGCACCTGGAGGAGGAGGGCAGCAAGGGCACCTCGGCCAAGACCAAGGAGGAGGGCGGTAAGTGAGCACGTTTGTGCTGACGGACGTCGGCACCTGGGTGGGGGGCTACAACCTCACCTGCGATACTAACTCGGCCACCCTGTCGGTCGAGGTCGACGACCAGGAGACCACGACCTTTTGCACCAACGGCTGGCGCAGCAAGGTCGGCGGTATGCGCGAGATCAGCTGCGACCTGGAAGGGCTGTGGCAGGCGGGCGACAGCCAGGTCGACCCCGAAGTGTTCGCTACTCTGGGCGACCGCAACGCGCCGGTTACCATGTCGCCCACCGTGAGCGTGGCGGGCAGCCCGGCATTCATGTTTCTGGGCGGCAAGTTCAGTTACGAGATGCTGGGCGACCTGGGCGACGTGACGCCGTTCAGCGTGTCCATGATGGGCACCGAGGGCGCACCCGGCCTGCTGCGCGGCCAAGTGGCGGTGACCAAGCAGGACGTGAGCGCCACCGGCGCGGTGGGCAGCGGCCTCACCGATCTGTCCGCGACCGATCAGGTCGGCAGCGGGCAGTATCTGTACGCGACGTTCCACGTGTTCAGCGCGGGAACCACGATCACGGCCAAGCTCCAGTCGGACGACAACTCCGGATTCAGCAGCCCGACCGACCGAGCCACCATCGGCCCGATCACCTCGGCCGGGGGTACCTGGATGACGCGGGTGGCCGGACCGATCACCGACACCTACTACCGGTTCAACATCACGGCGATCACCGGGACATTCAACATCGGTGCCGCAATCGCCATCGCCTAGTACGAAAGGACAGCGCGCCGAATGGCTACGTTTGTCTTGACCGACGCCGATGTTACGGTGAACTCGGTCAACCTGTCGGACTGGATCACCTCGGTGACGCTGTCGATCGAGGTGGACGACCAGGAGGACACGGCCATGGGTGACACCTACCGCAGCAAGGTGGGTGGCCTCAAGGAGTGGACCCTCGACATCGACTTCAACGCCGACTTCGCAGCCAGCGCGGTCGACCAGACTGTCTGGCCCCTGATCGGCACGGTGGTCGCAGTGACCGTCAAGCCGACCAGCGGCACGACCAGCGCCACCAACCCGCAGTACTCGGGCAACGTGCTGGTCACCGAGTACAGCCCGATCGACGGCGACGTGGGCGACCTGGCCACCACCTCGGTGAGCTGGCCGGGGTCGGGCACGCTGTCGCGGGCCACCTCCTGAGCCGGGGCGGACCCGTCGCAAGCCCTCCCAGGGGTGCTGCTGCTCACGCCAACACGCACCACGGCGGGTCCGCTCCTTTACCTATGGCGCGAGGCGCCTACCGGGCTGTAAACTTGGGTCGACTGGGGGGAGGTGGTCGCACGTGGGGCGTGGCAGGTCGAGCATCAACGTCGAGGTGATCGGCAGGCAGCAGCTCACCGAACTGCATCGCGCACTGCGTAGGCAGGCCGATGGCAAGGAACGCGTCAAGGAGCTGCGCAAGCAACTGACCGCAGCGGCCAAGCCGCTGGTGCCAGCCATTCGCGGCAACATCCGGTCGATGCCATCGCACGGCGAGAACCGCAGGCGCGGCAAGAAAACGTTGCGGTCGCGGCTGTCGCGTGCGGTGACGCTCCAGGTCAAGTTCCGGGGCGAGCGCGCGGGTGTGTTCGTGTTCATGAATCCGCGCAAGATGCCCGACCACCAGAAGAGCCTGCCGGGATATTTCGAGGTGCTGCCCGGTAAGTCCCGGTTCAGGCACCCGGTGTTCGGCAACACCGACAAGTGGGTGCAGCAGTTTCCGCCCATGCGTGGTTACTTCACTCGGTCGCTGGACGGCGTCGAGGCCAGAGTGCAGCGCAACGTGGAGGCGGTCATCGAACGCATGGCCCGTGAGATCGAGGGCTAACGGGGCTGGCCACGCTGCGAGCGCGTGGCCAGCCGATCCGCTGGAGGTCTTGCCCAGACGATCCAACGGAAGCGTATCACGTCCCGTTCCGGGGCGTCAACTGGGAGGGCAAGCGTGGCAACCAACCGACCGGCTGATGACAAGCCGTTCGACTTCAACCTGGACTCGGCCAAGGCCGAAGTCGACCTGGCACCGTTCCGCTTCCAGTGGGGCGGCAAGCGGTGGGCGATGACGCACGTGCAGGAGCTGGACGCGTGGGGACTGATCGCGGCCACCGGTTCGCGCGATCTGGATGTCATCACCAAGATGTTCCAGGTGGCGCTCGGCGACCAGTACGAGGCGTTCACCGAGATCCCGCTTCCGCAGTACAAGCTGCAGGCGCTGTTCGACGCGTACATGGAGTACTGCGGGGTCGATCCGGGGGAATCGCTGGCCTCTACCGACTCCTAGACCAGCACTGGGAGGCGCTTGAGGCCGACATAGCACACTACTATCCTGGTCGACGTCTAAAGGACATCTGGCATCCCGACCCGTGGCAGCGTACCACGCACCGCGAGCTGATCAACATGATCCGGCGTCTGCCGCAAGGCTGCCAGTACGACATCGAGCAGCGTGGCGAGCTGGCCGCCTGGGGGCTGTCGGACCACCTGCTGCGGGCTACGGCGAACGCCGTCATCGCTGGCAATTTCCAGCGCGCGGGGAAGCGACCGCCACCGGGTGCGTTCATCGCGGACCCGGCCAGCGCGCGCGCCCAGGCGCGCAACCGGGCGGCCAAGCAGGCACACGACGCGCCCCCAAAGGGCATCAATGAGTTGAACGCGCTGTTCGATCGAGCCGAGGGGAGACGCGACAGCAGTGGCTAGAACGATCGCCATCAGCCTGCTGGCCACCGACCGGATGTCTCGGACATTCGACCGGGCGGCTGCCTCGACCACCCGGCTGAACAGCGCACTGGAGCGCGTCGACAAGGTCGGCAAGATGACGTCGCTGGCCACCGCCGCAGCCAGCGCGGTGGCCCTGACCCGTACTCTGATTCCGCTGACTGCGGCGGTGGTCGCGCTGCCCAGCGCGTTCGCGTCGCTGCAGGTCGTCAGTAAGACGCTCAAGGTCGGCATGACCGGTGTCGGCGATGCCATGAAGCAGGTGGCCAGCGGCGACTCGAAGAAGCTCAACGAGGCACTAAAGAAGCTGTCCCCGAATGCGCGCGCGTTCGTCAAGGAGACGGCCAGCCTGAACAAGGAGTGGACCAAGACCACCAAGCAGGTGCAGGACAGCCTGTTCGTCGGGCTGGACAAGCAGCTCAAGGGGGTCGCCCACAACCTGCTGCCCACCGTTTCGCTCGGCATGAAGAGCGTCGCCACCGACCTGAACCAGATGGGCGTGGCGGCGGCCAAGGTGATGAAGACCGAGTGGTTCAAGGGTCGTGTCGCCACGATCTTCAAGAACGCCGGTGACGCGGTCCACATCATGACGGGCGCGGTCCGGCCACTGCTGGACATCGTCACCCGGCTGGCGGTGATGGGCGCGCCGCTGGTCAAGGTGTTCGCGGGCTGGGTGGTCCAGGGGCTCAAGGCAGCCGCAGCCTGGATGGACAACAGCAAGAACGCCACCAAGATGACGGTCATGATCGCCAACGTGCGCGACGGCCTGTCGAAGCTGGGCACCATCGTGTCCAACGTGGTGGTCACGCTGGGCGGGCTGCTCAAGGCGTCCAGCTCGTTCAACGTAAACGGCGCCGACATGCTCGACACGTTGGTCCAGCTGTCGGGTGCGATGGCCACCTGGTCGCAGTCGGCGCAGGGCCAGGCGACCATGACCCAGATGTTCACCTCGCTCGGCCAGGTTCTCAGCCAGCTGTCGCAGATCCTGCCCCTGCTGGTCGGGCCGATGGGTCTGGTGCTCAAGCTGTTCAACAGCATGCCCAGCGGCGTGCAGGGCACCGCCACCCAGATGCTCGCCTGGTCGGTCGTGATCAACCTGATCGTCGGTCGGCTCAAGCTGCTGGCCGGAGTGGCGGGCGGGTTCAAGGCCGTCAAAACGGGCATCGACGGTATCGGCAAGGGCATCAAGGGGCTGCAGGCGGCCGGGACCGCCACCAAGGGGTTCATCGCCGGATTCCGCAACGTGAACCTGGCGTTCAGCTCGGGCGCCACCAGGGCCAACACGCTGGGCGCGGCGCTCAAGTCGCAGCTCCAGCGCTGGCGGCAGCTCGCCACCCAGATGGCCACCAACAGCAAGGCCGCACTGACCAGCGCAGCGAGCTGGGTCAAGCTCAAGGCTGCAGCGGCCGGGCAGTGGATCGCGGGCGCGGCCAGAGCGGTGGCCAGTTGGGCCGTGTCAATGTACCGGGCCGCAGCGGCAGCGACCGCCCAGGCGGCAGCGGCTGTGCGTCAGAAGGCAGCAGCGGCCGGGGCATGGATCGTTCAGGCGGCGCAGGGCATGGCGTCCTACGCGGTGGCGACCGGGCGGGCCACCGTCGCGGCCACAGCGAACGCGGTGGCCAGCGCCCGGCAGAAGATAGCGATCATCGCCACAGCGGTGGCCAGCAAGGTCGCAGCGGTGGCCAGCAAGGCATGGGCCGCAGCCCAGTGGTTGCTCAACGCGGCGCTGACGGCCAACCCGATCGGCCTGATCATCGCGGGCATCATCGCGCTGGGCGCGGCGTTCGTCCTGGCGTACAACAAGGTCGGTTGGTTCCGTAACCTGGTGAACACGATGTTCAGCTGGTTCATGGCGGCCGTTAACTTCGTCGTTAACTTCGTTAAGCAGCACTGGCAGCTGTTGCTCGCGATCATCCTCGGGCCAATGGGCATCATCGTCGGCCTGGTGATCAAGTACTGGTCCCAGATCAAGTCGTACATCATGACGGCGGTTAACTTCGTCGTCGGGTTCGTAAAGTCGCACTGGCAGTTGCTGCTGGCGATCATCGGCGGTCCGCTCGGCCTGGTGGTCGGCCTGGTGATCAAGTACTGGGGGCAGATCAAGAGCAAGATCGGCGCGGCGGTCGACTGGGTCCTGAACTTCGTCCGGTCGCACTGGAAGCTGCTGGTATCGATCATCGGCGGTCCGCTCGCCGCAGTGGTGATCCTGGTCATCAGCAAATGGAACTCGATCAAGAACACCACGGTGTCGTTGTGGAACAGCGTCCACAGCCACATCTCGTCGGTGCTCGGCCGGATCAAGTCCGCGTTCAGCAGCGCGGTCAGCGGCATCGCGGGCATCTGGAAGAAGTTGGAAGGCGCGGCCAAGACCCCGGTAAACTTCGTGATCGGGATCTACAACAGCGGCATCCGGTCGCTGGTGTCCAACCTGTCGGGGCTGGTCGGCCACAAGATCAACCTGCCGTACGTAAACAAGTTCGCCCAGGGTGGCATCATGCCGGGCTATGCGCCCGGCCGCGACAGCTTGATGGCGATGGTGTCGCCCGGTGAGTCGATCTTCCGGCCGGAGTTCACCCGAGCGGTCGGGTCGAGCTGGGTCAACACGGCGAACGCCATCGCGCGCAAGCGCGGGCCGAAGGCCGTGCAGCAGTGGCTGACCCAGGGGGGCGACAAGCTCGGCGCCGAGGGCGCGACGTTCTCGCGCGGCGGGGTGGCTGGCAGCGGATTCGCTGGCAAGTTCGGGTTCGGCGGTATCGTCGGCGGGCTGGTCAAGGGGCTCAAGAACTTCTCGATCCTGGACCCGCTCAAGGCGGCCAAGAACGCGCTGGCCAAGATCGTCGGAGGGACCGTGCCGGGCAACGGCATGATCCGCGACATGATCGCCAAGCTGCCCAAGCTCATTCAGGACAAGGTGTGGTCCTGGATCAAGTCCAAGCTCGACTTCTTCGGTGGCAGCGGTGGCCCGATCGGGGGCGGCGGGTTCGCGCGTGGCCTGCAGTTCGCCAAGGCACAGGCGGGCAAGCCGTACGTGTGGGGCGGCGTCGGTCCGGGCGGGTACGACTGCTCGGGCTTCATGTCGGCCATCACCAACGTGATTCACGGCAAGAACCCCTACTCGCGCCTGTTCTCTACCAGGTCGTTCGGCGCGAGTGGCGGACCAGGCGGGTTCGTGCGCAACGCGATCTCGCCGTTCCGGGTGGGCGTCACAAACGCGGGTGTCGGCCACATGGCGGGCACCTTGAACGGCGTGAACGTCGAGTCCAGTGGTTCGCGCGGTGTGCACCTGGGCAAGGGCGCGCGCGGGTTCAATGATGGGCTGTTCGGCTACCACTACGGGCTCAAGGCCGATACGGGGACGCTGACCCTGCAGCGTGGCTGGAATCCTCCGGTGTACAACGGCACGGGCAAGCCCGAGCTGCTGGCCACTCCCTCGCAGCCTTCCGGTGAGGTACACTTGCATCTGGAAAACCACGGCGCGATCGGGTCGAAGGTCGAGTTGCAGAACTGGCTCACCAAGTCGCTGGACACGCTGCGGCGCCAAGGTCGTCTCAAGGGGATCGGTAACTGATGGCTGACGGGGTGTTCAACATCGCCAAGGGTCGGGCCGCGTACTACGCTACCCTTCCCGCGACCAACGATGGGCTGGTCCTGGCGCTGTTCCAAACGGTGCCCGACTCTGACTCTACGCTGGTCGACCGGACCACGTTCGCGGCGATCACCGCAGCCAGCAACGTCGAGGCCACGTTCACGAACTACGCGCGCAAGGTGTTGACCAGCGTAACGGTCACGGTGGACAACACCAACGATCGGGTCGACGTCGACATCGCCGACCAGACCTGGACGGCGGCAGGCGGGGCAGTGAACAACACGCTGGCCAAGCTGATCATCGGCTACGACCCCGACACCACCGGCGGCACCGACGCCGACATCATACCGCTGACGCACCACGATTTCGTGACCACCACGGACGGATCGGATCTGCTCGCCCAGATCGCCACGTCCGGGTTCTACCGGGCGAGCTGAGGGAGGGCAAGCAGTGGCGCTTTACTGGGTGTCGGTCGACGCGCTGGCGCTGGTGGCCGCGACGGCCAAGACGGTGCTGGAGGTAAAGACGGCGTCGACCAACCGGGCGCGTATCGTCGAGTGGTGGGTGGAATTCGATGGTACGACTCCGACCAACGTGCCGGTCAAGGTCGAGGTCGGTAGATTCTCCGCAGCGGTGACTACCGCCACCTCGGCAGCCGAGCAGTACGACCCGGCCGATGGCGCACCGACCGCAACCGGATCGCACTCGACCACCACCGAAGGTGCGGGCACGGCCAGTGACATCATGTATCATCGGGTAAACCCGACCACCGGGCTGTACGTCCAGTATCCGCTGGGGCGCGAACTGGTGATCCCGGTGTCCAGCTTCTGGCGGATGCGCTGCACGGCGGCCAACGGCGTCAACGTGACAGCCGGAGTCACCTGGGAGGAGTGACCACGTGGTCGCGTTGTTCAACAGTGCCGAGACCACCACAGCGGTGGGCACGGCCGTCACCACCGGCAATCAGGGATTCTCTACTGGTGACCCGTTCGATCAGGTCATCGGCGGTGGCATCACGCTGGACAACACGCACTGCCTCGGCACCCGCTCCTACATGATCAGTGACGCGGCCAGCAGCCAGCAGTTGGCCTGGACGAGCGCCAAGCTCGGCACGGTGAGCGAGCTGTGGGGGCGCATGTTCCTGTGGTACAACGCGACCCCGAACACCCCGATCGGCCTGATCCGACCGACCACCGGCGGCAGCCAGGCGGCACGTATCCGCATGAATAACGACGGCACGCTGACACTGGCGGACGGCGGCAACGCGGCCGAGATCACCACCGCCAGCGCCCTGCCGTCCGGCCAGTGGGTACGGATCGAGTGGCACATCCAATTCGTGGCCGCTGGCGCCACCGTCGAACTAAAGACGTTCAATAACTACCAGCAGATGACCGTTACCGAGAACCTCAGCGCGTCGGCGGGCGGCATCGGGGTCAACTGCGACACCGTGCAGTTCGGCGCGTTCGTCGGCGGGTCATATACCTTTACCGCCTGGATGGACGGCATCGCGGTGCACAACGACTCGTCCATCGGGTTCCTCGGGCCGTATCGGCTACCGCAGTTCGCGCGAGTGCCCATGAACGTGCCGCGCATCCAGGCGTCGGTGATCTGATGTCCAGGTTCCTGCGCGGGTACCCCCGACAGCCACAGTACGTATCGCGAGTCCGGGTATTCCAGAAGGTCGTGACGGTCGGCCAGGCGGTCGAGACCGACGTCGCGCTGGGACGCCACAAGATCACGGTCGGGCAGGCGGTCGAGACCGACACCAGCCAGCACATCATGACACCGATCAAGGTGCATGTTGGGCAGGCGGTCGAGACCGATACGGTACCGGGTATCACGACCCCGGTATTCGATCCGGTGGTCGACTGGGGCATCTTCATCGACTGGTACGGCGACGGCGATTTCGGCACGGACGGCGACGACGTGACCGGCCGAACGCTGGCCCGCACCGAGGTGTCGATGCAGTACGGTCGGGACCAGGCGCGCGAGTCGTCGCCGATGGCGGCTGGCCGGGCCAGCCTGGAGCTGGACAACCGCAGCAAAGACTACTCGCCCGACAACCAGGACAGTCCGCTGTACGGGCAGGTTCTGCCCGCCCGACCGCTGCTGATCCAGGCCACCACCCAGGGCACCACGCATACCCTGTTCAGCGGGTTCACTGACGAATTCACCATCCAGCCCGACATCTCGAATCGCAGTGTGGCGATCACCGGACTGGACGCGGTGGCCAAACTGCAGGGCGTCAAGGCGACCACCCAGCTGTATTCGGGCGTTCGCACGGGCGAGGCTATCGGGCTGGTGCTGGACGCGATCGGCTGGCCGGACGATCTGCGCGATCTGGATCCGGGCGCGACGGTGGTCCGCTGGTGGTGGGTGCAGGACGCCGACGCGTTCGAAGCGATCTCGGACCTGGTCACCAGCGAGGGTCCGCCAGCCATGCTGCACGCGGACGAGCAGGGGCGGATCGTGTTCCGCG